TCAGAAATAGGTTGCTTTGTATAGAACACTGTTTCTGTAGGTGCATTTGCTTTACTTAAAGTTGTGATTGGTAAAGAATCTGCTACTAAATCTCTGACAACCTCTTCATGATAAGTTTCACCAGTGTTAAATAAAAATGCTCCCTCTCTGATGATTGTAATAAAAACATCATTTATTTGAGAAGCTTTTAAACTTGAAGTAAATTCAATTTTACCAAGCTCAGGAAAAAGCAAATAAGGAATTGTACTTGGCCTCTTACCAATGTAAACAATTACTTTAGCATTAGTTGCAGTCCATGGCTTTACATAAAAAACTCTATAATCTCTTTCATAAGTAAAGCTTTTTCCATAGTCAGCTGTCGCATCCAATTTGATAAGTTGGTATTGATAGTGCTTAGCAAAATTAAACTCTTGTATTAAATCTTGAGCATTAAATATAGAAACTTCATCGCTTGCTCTGAATGCATCATATGATCTAGTCCAAGGATAATTTGTTTCAGGATTAACATAAGTTTCATTCCAGATGTAATCAGTTGAAACATATACTCCACGATTAGTGCCAGCGTAAATTAACCCTAAACCTGAGTCACTTGCTGCTACTGAATATACTGTGTTAACTTCGCCTTGTAATGTAGAATCCCAGTAAAGGTTTCTAGAACTTGGATTTACCCCTGGACCTGTTGTATCAGTTGCTAAGCCGATACCTTTAGTGTGTCCAATAATATAATCATTAGAATCAGTATAGTTTCTAAAGGCTACCGACGTGATTGTTCCGCCAAGCCCAGATGCAGAAAAAAGCTTATATTTAGTAATATAGAAATTTAACTCTGATGTTCCAAATGTAATTGAGCCTGAATTTTTATCTACATACCAAATACTATCTGCATTCTTAGTGCCATTGATTACTGATATGTTTTCACCTGCAGTAGAGGCAGCGATAGCGGAACGTGATAGCACCCAGTTTGCTGAGGCACTACCTAAGGTGGAAACATAATAAGCACCATTGTGAACTGGATTACTTTGGTTCTTTACTAATACGCTTTGACCAGTACCAGTTGTAGAATAAGTATATCCATCTACATTGAAAGCAGATTTAGGATATAGCATTACATATGTAGTAGATGCTACAGAAGACCCTGAAAAATTATTATCTAAAAATAATCTTGAGTCACTTTGTATGGAATCTATACTATACCAAGTTGTAACTGATGCACCTGTAGTGAATCCAATTCCAATACTTACACCAGTTCCAGCATATTCGATAAACTTAGTGTCTAAACCATTTACTACAGTAGTTCCCGTTGAAACACCTACATAACCCAAAGTTTCTTCATCATATGGGTTAAAAGTCAAAGTATGTGGGCTTACTCCTGAGTTATATGTGGCTGATAATTTAGCCGTTGTTGCTGCCTTGACAGGTTTAGTAGTTATAGATCCAGTCAAAGGGTGATTCCAATATGTATATGATGTGGTTTCGTCAGAAGTTTCTACATATTCAGCTGTATGAGTAATATAGACATCTTGATCAGTCCACCAAATTAAATCGTTTTTATTAATTCCTGTGGTCCCGTCTTTGATCCAAAAAATACCCTTGACATCTTGTGTAAAAACTCTAGTTAATGAGCCTAATCCACCATAATAAAGACCTGAATTTCCAACTGCAGCAGAAGCATATACAGTTCTATCGTAAGAAACTTGTGGAGCACTGCCTTCTAAAGTTTTAGTTCTTCTAGTGCTTATTTCATTGACTGCAGAAATGGGTGAAAGACCAGTAAGTGCAACTCCACTTTGATTGAAAATATTCTTTACTTTTGTCCAAGTCCAATCATTTTCAGTCAGTTTATCTGCTATTTGTGCTGTGTAAAGTCCGTCATCTGTGCCCATGTAAGAGAAGTAAGAATATTTATATCCAGTAAAGCGACCAGCAGAATTATAAATTTCTTCCCTATCTGTTGACAAATAAAATGCAGTTGACAAGATTGGATTTGGTAAAGAAGTATCTATCGGATTTTTAACTACAGTCCAATTATCACCAAAATCAGTTGTTGTCCAAACTCTTCCTTCTTTTGTTAATGCATAAGAAGTTTTGAAATAGTTTGTGCCTTCAGGATGTAAAATATTATCAAGAAAGAAAGAAACACGTCCCTTATCAACATTCCATCCAGTTTGATATGAACCGCTCGAAAAATCTATAGAAGAAAATAAACCTCTTTTATTTCCAGCTAGATATTTTCCATTTTCAACATTTAATGACTTGTTTATATAGTAAAGCTCTGAAATGTTTTGTAAATCAGAATTCGGAATTTCTGGATAAAAGAATGTATGATTTCCTTCTGCAAACAATCTTAAAGAAGGAACTAAAGAAGCTTGATTTTTGTATCGATTTATACCAATGTGATCAAGATTTACAATTCTTTTTTGATCAATAGTTCCAGCGTTAAAAGAAGCTGCGTCAACATTTTTAAGCCTTGATCCTGGTAGTTTGCCTTCAATTTGTATACCAATTTTTTCTGCTACGACATATAAATCAGCATAAGTATAGTTTTCAATATCAGGTAAACTTGATTTTAGTATCAACTCCCCAGCATAAGGATTGATTTCATAGTAATCAGAATCAACTAAAGCCCCATTAATATAAACTTTGGCTGGTATATATTCTGTGTCTGACCATATGAAAAGATTGTAATATGTAGTAGTGACATTAGTATTTGAATCTGTAATTGATGTAGTTGTGCCATCTGTTAAAAAAATACTTGCGCCAGATTGTAAAGAACCAGTTAGCAGAGAACCATAACTTTTATTTGTCTCTGATAGTGAAATTGGAAGAAGTTTCTTTTGAGGAGATTTAGGAAGATAAATTTGCAGTCTATCACTTGAATCAAGATTATTTTTTAAAGATAATGTCGATCCTGATAAATTAAGATTGTATTGTGATGAATCTAATTTGACATCATTCAGTCTTACTTCTGGTAAGCCAAAATATCCAATAGTAGTAGCAGTTCCTGAAGTAGGCACTGGATTAAAATTAGGATTACTTTGTATTTTAAAAATGTTAGATGCATAGTTAAGTTGATTATTTGAATCTAATGGTAATGCATCCAGAACAACTCTTGAAGAAAGATCAATTTTAGATGGATTGCCTTCAGTTCCTGAGTGTACATGTTTATAAAATGCCTTCCTGAGAGCTTGTTGAAACTGTCCAGAAAGATTTTTAACTTCATTTCTACTATCCGAATAAACAATTTCATCAATAACATACGCATTTTGTGTTATTAAATAATCTGAATCTATTCTTTGTGTTGTTGAAGCTTCGGCTAAATATATTGCATCATTCTGTAAATAATATTCTTCATCAGGATTTTGAGGCGAAGTGATTGCACAAATGCCCTCAGATTGTAAACAAATACTTGGCTCTGCCCATACAAAATAAGTATTAAAGGCTGTGTATCTAAAGTAGTTATATTTCTCTGTTTTTGCTGAAAATGTACTAACAATTCCAGTCCCAGGAGTAACAAGTATACATTGTTCAAATGCATTGAAAAAATATAAATTAGAAGTGCCTAGTGTAAATGTGGTCTCAGAAGAATCAGCAGTCCATGTAGCAAGCCATAATGTTTGTGTAGAGTTATTTCCACCCTTTACATAAACTAAAAAGTTATCACTATAATCAGAGCTATTATTGAGTTCATTTGCCCTAATCCAACTCGCTCCATCTTTGACTATATAAACACCATTTTGTGATGGATCTGTTTGAAGCCTTACAAGAACTCTATCACCATCAGCCAAAGCAACCCCATCAATTGTTTGCAGATTTGATAAAGTTATATTAGATGTAGTTGCAACTTCACAATATCTTTTATTTGTAGAAGTCTCACGAGTAAAATTAAGATTTAAATAGGATAATCTTTGACCTAATTCGCTTTCATAATTAGTTAAATACGCATTGATTAAAGCTAGTTGATTTGTTCTATAATCAGAAAGTTTATAAACTTCCCAACCAGATAAAATTCCAGGCCCAACAAATTTAAATAAAGCTTGTAGTTGGTTTTCTGATGTAAGCATATTTTGCTTATCAAACAGAGGGTACCATTTATCGCCATATTCTAAGTAAAGATAATTATATGTATTTGTTCTTTGAGACATTTTACAATTCAGGCATAAACTTCATATCTTCATCACCGGCATCTAGTTGAACAGCAAAGTTTTATTTGGCTCTATGATGGTATAACGACCAAAGTCATATTTATATCCATCTCTATCATCTGTTGTATACCCATAAACAATCTCGCCATCCTTTTTGTCTTGATTAGAAGTGAGTAAACCTCTTCTAAATGTAGGTGTAGGAATTGTTGTACTGTAATCTTCAGTATTAAATGTCTTTGTAAAGAAATAAGAGCCTGTAGCAGCCTTGTAAGTTATAGTAACTGCTTGAACTTCTGGGCTATCTCCTTGAGTTGCAGATACAAGTTCAATGTAGTACTGAATAAACTTACCGCTGTATGCTTGTAGATCAATACTCAATGTTTCTGCTGTAACTGGCGCAGCACTATTGTTTATATAAGATTTAGAATACGCAACACTCCAAGGGGTAGTAAAACATCCTTCTGATGTATCTGATGTTCTAATATAAACATTAACTTCTGTTCCAGCATCTAAACCTGCTGCAGTATTTGCATGATATTCGTTTAACATCAATACAGTCATTTCGGTCCATTGAGACAAAGTTGGAACATAGAATGGTTGATTTACATAGCTACCAGTTGATCTAACTTTTCTTTTAGGTGAATATATTGCATCAGTTACGCTAGGCACGTAGGTGATAGGCGCAACTGCAGGATTCATTTCTGCCTTGACTTGATAAATAATTCCCTTGAGTGATGTCCCCGGAGGAGGTATTACACCACTAGGTGTGACATTTAACGTGCCTGAATATGAAGCCGAGCCTAATGTTGCCGTGACAACTGTGCCTGTAACCGTAGATGCTACATCTGAATTAACTGTGACATTGAATGTAGCGGATAAGCTGTTTGCAGGTACGGTAACGCTTGTAACTGCTGATGTTGAATTGCCATCAGTTGTGATTGTGTAAACAGATGTAGTATTGACACTATTTGGTATGAATAATGTGGCTACTGCAGTACCACCAGCTAAAACACTGGTAGGAGTAAATTTAATAACTCCTACACCAGGAGGAGGCGGAACAATATCTCCTCCGCCACCAGCTTCTGGATCGCCTTGGTAGATGAAATCGTTTAATGATTCATACGGAATAGTTCCATCTGGTAATCTGTAGTTATGATAGTTACCAGCTTCATCTTTAAGCCTTACATATGCATATCTTTTAGTGGTTTCATAAAAACTTGGGTCAAAATTATAAGCACTTCCGTCTAATCCGCTGCCTAAATAAGAGTTGACAAGATTGTTTATCGATGTTATTACATTAGGCTTATAAAAATCTGTCGAAGCCACTGCAGAGAAATTATTAAAAACTGATGCAGTGTCTTTCCAGGATAAGGAAACCTTTGGAGTGTAAGCACCCACTTCCTTTATAGCCATTTCAAGTTTTATTGAATAATACTGATCTTCAACTAAATTTACTGTTTGAGTAGCAAAATTGTCAGTCAATGTGTTTGTAGAGACATCACTTTCAGTTGTCCATAACGATGATGGGGTTAATAGATTTCCATTTACTGTCAATCTTGTATTAGTATTTGTACTAACCATAAATTGATAACTAGCTGTTGATGGAGATTTTATTGCCCCTTCAAAAACTGCAGTGTAGTAAGAAGTTCCGATTCCTACAGGTTTTGATGACACTAAATTAAATTCATTTATTGATGAGTTTTGATTTACTGCAGTTACAAAAGTAAAGTCTCTATCATTTTTGTAATCAGTAGATCCTGCAGCAGCAAACTGCTTCCATGTTACTTGTAAACCTGGGTTGCTATAATTAGGGTACGCTAATGTTTTAAATACATCCGAAGATTTTACATAGCATTTTAAAGCAGAATCGGTGCAAACAAACAAGAACTTTCCAGAGCTATCATCATTTAAATTGTAAATATTATTAGCGCCAGTATCTTCAATTTTAGACCAAGAGGCTGGATTGTTGTTTGAATCATAGACTAGCTTCCAAATTTGACCACCGTTTAAGCCGACAACAATAGTATTTAAAGTTGTTGAATAAATCATTGACTGAACTTGATCAAATTCTGAAATTAAAGTTTTCTTAAAATCAGTACCGTTGTATGTCCAAACTATTCCTTGTAGTGTGCCAGATTTGCCAGCAGTACCAACAAATAGTATTCCTTTATTGCTCGCTAAAGCAGAAATTTTGTTTTCAGTAAAATTAGTTTTTATTGGAGTAAACTTTTTATCAAAATATTTATAGACACTTGCATTCTTAGTTGAAGTTTTTTTAGTACCAATATACAAAGCTCCACCATGAGATGCTAAAGCAGTAACTGGAGGTAGAGTTTTATATTCTGTGTTATCAAGGGGATTTTTTTGGTTGATAATTGTCCAATAGTCACCTTGTGCAGATTGATAAATATAACCATACTCTGTTCCAATGTAAACTATTGAGTTATGAACTGCTAAGGCATTAATTGTGTCTCCTGAAACAGTCAAATCTAAGTTTAATGCAGATCTTATTGCTCCGCCTTGTGCAACTGAAATCTTTTGATAAGAAGACAAAACCATTTGATTTGAAATTGGAGATGAACGCAAGAAACCAATTTCTGCAGAATTATCAAGTTTTTCCCATAATCTAGCTTGGTTTGTTACATTCCAATCATAAACAGATGCACCTTCAGTAAAAGGAGCCCAGCCTCTAGTGTCCACATTAACGAACTCATCTGCATCTCTAAAATCGGAAAAGTGCGAAGCTTGAACTGAAACAACATCTGACCATTCGTCACTACCTGCAATAGTTAATGTTCCAGCTTCAATGTTTGCAAATAAATCTCCACGATATCCTATTCTAATATTTGAAAATCTTGTTGGAGTATTAAATTTATATCTAAGAAAATCTGTTGTTGTAGAACTTGCAGAGTTATAATATAAAGTTTCCCAGTTTGATTTTGGAGTTAGTTTTGTTTCTACAATGAAGCTTTTCGATGTAGAAGCAGTGGCACCTATATCAACAGCCTGAACTAATGGGTAAAGACCAGTAGCAGTATCAGGAGTAAAATACATATTTAAGAAATAAGCATCTCCAGCTCCAATTTTTTCATATTGGGATGTGTTTGTACTACCGCCAAAATTAGTTGCTTGGTAAAGATTTTTTCCAATAATATCCTGCGCCATAATATCTACAGGAATAGCATCACCATCAGCTTTAGTCCCGACAAGCTTTAAATATCCAATTTGTTTTTGCGCCAATCTTCTCCATGCGTTTGCTTCATAAACTGCATAATTTAAACTATCATCATTTTTAACCAAAATATCAATGGTCCCAGAAGATGTTACTCCTGATTTAATAATTGACTCGAAAGATAAAACAATCCAATAAGTAGTTTGAGAAGCCAATGCAACAGGAGTCAGTGGTGTCAAGTTAAAGTCTTGATATGCATTTGTTAAAGTATCGTACTGAATAACGCCTAATTCAACAATTTGAGTATTTGGAACGTCGCCAGTTGTGTTTGAATATAAAGAAACTGTAACTCTTCCTGATTGATTTCCTATTGCTGGTGTTGGAGAAGAAAGTTGAGTATATTTAAGTTGTAAAACGAATGAACTTATTGTCTGTTCTGTGCTTGATACAAATTGCCAGCCTTCAACAGTAGAAGTCAAAAGGGTTAAACTTCTATTAGTGTATCCAGAAGTAGATGCATCAAAAGGGGCGTATGCAGCAAAAGTTCTTACGTCTATACCGCCAGTAGTTGAAGATTCATTAATTATAACCAACCCTTCAGGTGGCTTTGTGTCTAAAATAACTTCAGCAAATGGATATGTAAGCTCTTTCTTAAACAAGTCAGTAGAATCGCTAAAAAAACCTGTTTCTGAGCCTATAACAACCTCTCCACTATCAAGTCCATTATTCCATTCTAAAGGATCAAAGTACTTATTGTTTGCACTATTATTAACAGTGATAGTGAATAAAGATAAATCAGGAATCTCATCAGTAGAGTTATCAGTGAGATTGTCATAAACATGTTTTATCTGAACTGTATCAGTGGACTTTATTCTTACATAGGTTTTTAAAACAACTGTAGCTTTTTGAGTTGAAGAACCAGATGGATTTTCAACATAAGCAGTTCTGACAGTTATTTGAATGCCATTTACAAAAACATAAAATCCATTTATACCGGTAGAAGGAAGCAAAGGAAGAGACGAAACTCCACTCAATATTGCATGAATTGTATACCCATCAGTTGCAATAAATGAACTTGAGCTAAAAGTAACTGTCAAGGCATTAAACAAGTTTTCTTCCATTATTTTTATCTATTAGGATTATATTTGATTGAACCATATTGACCGCTTAAATAAAGAGATTGGTTGTAACTCTTTGCAGTTAAAGCTCTAATAATGCCTAAAATATCTCCAGTGTTTGAATCTATTTTTCTTATAAACTGTGCTTCTTCTTTTTCCCAAGTTTCATTAGCAGCATCATATTTGAAAATCTTAATTTGCCTATCATCAGGATTATCAGAGATTTTATTGGTGTTCATACCATCACAAACTGCATAAAGAGCGCCATCGTGAAAAGTTAATACTCTTACACCGCCAGCAGAAGGAAATCTAGTTGTATTGTGTAGTTCTAGTATTTTTTTACTTGTAGGGTTATAAGTACCACCTGCAATAAATCTTAGCCTAGTGTATCCAAATACAGAAGAGTCATTTTCTGTACTTATCTTTCCTATCTTAATTTTTGGAACATCGTAATCAGCTACAGAAGTTTTATATGTATCTGCAATGACAAAGTTTTTCATATTGATAGTAGGATATGTTTGATTTCCTAACCAAACTTGTATGTCTTTGTCTTGTGTTGTGATACGAATATTTGATGGTTTTAAGTTTAGATTAAAACAACTATCAGTATTTACAAATTGAATGAAATCTATGTAAGCATTTAATGGTCTTTTGTCTTGTTCTGGTAGACCTTCTATCTCAATAGCTACTTGTTTTACAGTTCCATACCAATTGGGAACAAGTTCATAAACAACAAAATCTGAATTGTTTTTGATATCTACAGAGACCCAATTTTCAAAAGTTCCATTTCCATAAAGCCAACTAAATTTAATTTTGCCAGAATAAACTGTATATCCTGTAGGAGCGTTGATTTTCATCTTTATCAATACTTTAGTATTAATATCAACAGTTGCATTTACATCAGCATTAGTAATTCTCGGACTTCCTGTTTTTCCTAATTCATCAAGATAAAGTGAGTTGGATGATTTGCTTGTTCCATCAGGAAAAGCTTCTGCTAAAGTTTCTACAGATAAGTTTGTAAAATATCCCGAATTTACCCAACCAGATGTTGTTCTCTTATCATAAAAATTCCAGTTTTTGATAAATCCATACGACGGCAAAGCTTTAGTAATAACGTTATTTCCGCTTGTCAATTTTATGTTTGCATAGTTAAATTCAAGCTTATATTGTCTATAACCATCGGAAACTTCTATTCCTTGATATCCTATGTTGGCATCTGGTATTTCAATATAACTTGAACCTGAAAAATCCTGATCATTGCCAATCCAAAAAGGCTCATTATCCTCATTAGAATATTTTTCATAACCAGCATTAAATAACTCTAACTCTATAGTATGAGCTGGTTTGTAAAAATTAAATTCGTTATTTTCTATATCTGCTACATCGAGTAAGAATCTAGAATTTGAATTTACATATCCATTTATAATCAGAAAACCAACTCTTTTTGATGAAGCTGTATTGAAATTAGCTCTTACAAAACTATAACTTCCATTTGAAAAGAATAAAGTATAAACTCCATTTTCTGCAATTGTTTCTTGGTCTTTAATAAGTATTGAAGAGCCTTGTACCATTTGAAAACCATCAATAATAGGAGGACTGGTATAACTGAACGAAATGTTTGCAGTTGTAGCACAATCAACTTCATTAAAAGGAAGTTGAGTTTGTGTTTGGTCTAAGTTTTGTTCCCAATCGCTTCCTACAGCAAGCTCAAATGCAGTTTCTGAATTTGCTTCTCCAGTCAATAAAATTGCAGACTTCAAAGCGCTTGGAGATGTAAAATCATAAACGTACATATGGCTTACATTTGAATTTAATCTAGAATTTGTAACTCCACCCTTTGAATAAAATTGAGCTGGAGCTGGATCATCTGAAAAATTTCTGTCAAAAACTTGAGTAGACCATTCTTCGTCATTTAATGGATTATTAATAGGTACTTCAGAATACGACCATACTTCGGGCCTGTCGGATATGCCAGCAAAAATTTGGTTATTACCCTTTTCTAAGCATTGGATATCTATATTAGAATCTGAAATATCAGAAATATTATCTGGTGTTAATGAATATACATTTACAACATAATCTTCGTCTAAAATTTGAGTATTTTCATCAGATAAAAAATTATCAGGAGCTATAACTTGTACTATTGGAACAATCTCAAAAGTAGCAAATTGATTATTTCTTAAACCCATGAAAACTTTATTATATGCAAATGCCATAGAAAGTATTCCACCAGGTGGGAAGTTACCAATTGTTGCAGAACGCTCCCAGGTATTACCATATTTAGCTTCTGAAAGTTTGGCTTTAAATAAGCATGGAGTTTCATCTGATCCAACAAAGATAGATGGTTCAGTTTCATGAGCAAATTGGCCAATTACCATAGCGGTAGCAGGTAGTAAATTTCCGCTATATTCTAACTCATACACTTCTTTGATTTTGATTCCATCATAGAACCAGATCTTTCCAGATGCTCCCCCAAGGAACAAGCCATCACTATTTGATTCAACACTCAAGATTGCTCTTTCATTTTGATAAGTGAAATCAATTAAAAACTGAGGCGACTCTTGGTTTCTTTTCCATATTGAAGCAACATTTTTAACAACTGAAGCTGATATCAAAGAAGAATTTGAGATTGGAGTAGATGGATCAAAAACTAGTAATCCCTTAGAATCATCGACACCAAAAGTTACTCCAGCATCGATACCTGTAAGAGTAATAATATCAGTTTCTTTAAGATTGATTTTTCTATTTTTAGATCCTTCATCTTGTGATATTAAAAAATATGCTGTATTTGAATCATAATCAGGATCATTACTATCTTCTAGGTAAGCCAAATTGTATTTAGTCTGAGTGATGCCAATCAAATACAGCATATCTTCTGTATCAAATTTGCTCTTCCAAACAATACTTTTATTAAAAATTGTACTACTCATTTTTCACTCATTACTTTTTAACTTTAAGAACCTTGTGCCATTTATATTCTGGTTGAGTTATATTATTTCCGTAATCTCTGAAAGCAACCTCAACTCTTTTAACGCCATCTTCTTCATTTGTAAACTTGATTGGAGTGTAAGAGTTGTACATCATCCAGTTAGACCATTCACCAGGACCATCATTAGTTACTTTTCTGTATCTAAAATCTTTAATTCCTGAAACATCGTCAGAAGCATTTATTTTTAGCCACGAATCTTTCTTATTTGTTAACAATATTTCTGAGTTAGTCTCTAGGCTGTAAAAGGAAACATCTCCAAAAGGTGCTTCGGTATCAACAGCTGCTATAGACTGCGCAACGAATGCTTGAGGATATGATTCACTAATATTTCCAGCAAAATCCATCAATTGAACCCAAACTTTTCTCGCACCGGAAAATCCAATGTTCATATTAGAAAATAAATAACCTAGTTCTGCGCCTCTGTAGTCATATCTTTGAGAACCATGTAAATATACGGTGTACAAATTGTCCTCATTATGATTCTTAAATAAATTCCAACTCTGCCAAGGTTCGAAATAAACTAAACCATAATCTGTTTCTTTGCCAAATCTAAATGCTAAAATTCCAGAGTCACTATCAGATGCTTCAATTTTGAATGTTGCAGTCCTTACAGTTGATTTATCATACAGAGTAAGCAATGGTCTTGTCGAACCAGTATAGCTAGGCCCATTTATATCAACAGTAACAGGTAAAGATAAGTTTGTTGCATGGCTTGAAATATTTGAATGAGTTAATGCACTTACTCTATATTGTTGAATGTTATTATGGTTAGAATTTTTTCTTGATTTTGAATAAAAATGAAATAGCTTGTACCATAAGTTATTTGCTATATTCCAACCTTTATAACTTCCAGAACTAACTGTAGTTTGATTGTTATATTCGATTCCATTAGCTTCTGCTAATGTACAGCCCATCGGAGTTGATATAGCAATCCAATATTTATTTGAAGAAGTTAGCAAAACTTGATCTAAAGCAACTTGAACCAAACTATCGTTACTTTTACCTGTAAATGTTTCAGTATTTACAACAGATGATATGTCAATCCAATCTGTTACTGAGCCGTCTGGTAAACTTGTATTAGTATTATTGCTGTAGAATCTTATTTTTAACTTACTTTGTGGAAATGATACATTTGGTTTATTCCATTTTAGCTTAAATTCTAAAAGCTTTGGAGATGTTAAAGAATAAAATTCCTTATTGTATTTTATATCAAAATCTTTAAACCATAGTGTAGAGTAAAAATTATATAAATTTCCAGTTTTGATTGGATACCAAATAGTTCCAATATTAACAGTGCCTTCAGTAATATTAAGTTCTTTATAGCTCGAGGCTGTATATCCTAAAAGTGTAATTGTACTAGTTGATGGATTGAATGATTGGATAGAGTAAATTTTATTTTGACTTTCTGTGTCTTGGTCTTTGATTAAGATATAATCACCAATAGCTAAAGTTGATATGCTTACACCATCTATAGTTGTAGAATCAGGAATATATAGTAAATTTCCATTGCTTGTAAAACCAGAATAATTACCCCCAGTTGTAGCACATTTAACTTCGAGTGGAGAATCGTCTACTGGTAACGGCGCTTCATAATTATATCCAACAAAATCAGTACTTGAATTAATTATTGCTTGACCAAGATATGTTTTATTTTTTGACGCACCTTTGTCAGATAATAAAAATGTTCTTACACTTTTAGGTGATGTAAAATAATTTGATTCTATGCCTGGTAAAGATCTAAAATCTACTTTGTATATGTAGTTTAAACTTGTAGATGCTCCGTAATCAGCAGTTCTGAATCCAATTCCGCAATAATACCCTAAGCCATTTGCACCTGGAGACAATTTTCTTGAGAGTTGAATGAAGCCTATAGCATTGTTATTTCTCTTGATATTTACCCAAGTTGCATTAGCTGATGTTCTTTGTTGAGTTCCAGCTAAACCTTCAGGATGGTAGTCAGTGATTTCGATAGTGTAAACATCTCTTGACGGTGTGATTGGTTTATAACTTCTTAAAACATAATAGGAAAGAGTGTCATCAGCATTTCTTTGTGTAACACTAATTTCATTTCTTATGGCACTGAAAGTGACTGTAATGCATTCGTGGTTTAAATCTTGATCTGTATATGCATAATCAGGATCACAATTTAATCCTAACGGTAAAATTCTGCTTCCGTTAGTTAAAAGGTTTGGTGCAAATGAGACATACATTTCATCACATGAGTGCACAAAATCAAAAGTCAAACTTGCCCTATTTGATAGACTTGGCTTTGAAAATTGTATCTCATGATATTGTTTTCCAGTTACGTTATTGGATGAGATGATGTATTTATTTAATTTTGTAAATGTAAGCTTAGTTGAATCTTTTTGTACTGCTGATGCTGATTGCCAAACAACATCAGTCATTTCTTCATCAAAATAAGTATTCCATGCAGTTTCTATTTTTGTAATAGGAAAATTAAGACTATTAAAATCTTCTTTTCTGCAGTCACCTAAATCGGCAGCAATAATTCCTGGACCACTTGCTGCTAACATACCCATAACAGTTACATCTATGCCTGAAGCATCTGTACCATCATAATATACACCAATAGAAGGATAGTATCCAGAAACAGAGCTCATCACAGGCATGATAGTCCTGCCTAATAAATAGCTTTTCTGCTTAAGGTTATCTGGTAATGTTGAATCTACATTTGGAGTAAAGTAACTTTCAACAATATAATTACTTTCATCTTCTGTTATTTGAAGATACGATTCATAAATTCCACTTGATAATATTTCAGGAGTTAAAAAAGCTGGAAGGTAATTTACTTGATACTCTTCAGATTCGTTACCAGAAGAGTCAGTGTAATACATGTAAGAAATTGGTTCTGAATAATCACTTACAATTATTCTTGTGATAATTTTATCTTCATTATGGACAGTTGATGTTCTTATGCATAGAAACACAGAAACAGTGTAATTGTCACCCAAACTTAAAACATCCATATTTACTTGTGATTGAAAATAATATGAATTGTTTGTAGTGTCTAAAGTAAGACCTGTAGTGCCATCCAAAATAAAACCTTGGGTAAATGCAGAACCATCTTTATAAATGTTGTAAGCTGATCCAACAACTGCACCACATGGCGAATCATAGTTAGAATATGTGATGTCTAAACCTGGAATTAAAGTAACATCATCTCGATAAAACCTGTGAGCTTGGATGCTTAAACTATCTATTGTTGTTATTTTTCCGTGAGCTAGACTTAAAAAATTATCATCTTCAAATGCAAATTTAGCTACATAATTCAAAGTGTTATTATAATTATATATTTCTGTAAAGCTACCAAGATAGGATGATATAGCATTTGTATTTGAAGTTTGAAGATCATTACTTTCTTTAAAAGTTACAAGTGAATCCGAACCTGTCCAGCCTGATTTTAGTAAAGAATATTCATTAAAAGAAGGAGTAGCAGGCGGTTCTCCAGCCCAGTATATTTGATCAAAAATACCACCTGTGTTAGGGTACGTTACTTCTTCATCATTTACATAAAGGATAGCTTTAATATAAACGGTGCACAGACCACCATTTCCACTTAAAGGCCATTTTTCAATGATAAAATATCCACTTCCTGAAGCAGATGATGAAGTATGTGAAGTTCCAGACCCATAAAAATAAGATGCGCTTAAAGCAATAGTGTAATCTAAACTTGGGTCATAAGTTGAAGCTGGAAAATTTGTTATCTTATAAGTGGATGATTCTGTGAATTCTGGATCATTGGAAATTAAAAGTTCTTTAATGCTAGTAATTTCATAAACAGTAGATCGAGTTTCTGCATCTCTAACTTCAAACTTAAATTTTAAAGTTGTTGAGTTTTTATCATACAAAGGATCTTCTGAGGAATGAAGATTATTATAGTTTTGGCCAAGCTCTAAAAATTCAGCTCTAAGAGATTCGCTTCTTAAATTATTGGGCAGGATGATTTTTGTAAGATAAGCCATTATTACACCGTTTGATTTTTTGGGGACTTTTATAAAATATTCTTAGTATATAAGCCCCAGCCCTTGAATTTAATTACGTTAAGAAATTAAACTGCAATGGTATATCTCTTTGTACAGATACAGGGGCATATACATCAAAAAACATATATCCATCAACATATTCAACACTGTTGTGAATACCAGAAGAATGAAAAGTATACTCTGCAGAATATATAGAAACATTTTTAACAGAGTTGTAATATCTCATTGTCATTGGAACATACACCGCAGAACTTACAGTATCAAGACCACTGGGTAAATAAACTTTCAGTTGGCACTTAGATATTGCACCAACATTAATATTTTCAATCACAGAATTACAAACTATCTTAAAATAAATAGTCCTTGACACTTCACCTTTGCCAGCAAGATAATTGTTTTGATCTGTGATGGAATAATAGGTAGTATCGTATTCTGCTGGAACTGTTGATATTATAGGTACGCCATTTCTTATAAGCCTTGGAAATTTAAAAACTGTATCTTGTGTTGTATCAATGTCTCCAGATTCATTGAAATAATCAAATGTTCCAATAGCAAACTCTGGTTCTCTTGCTCCAAAACTTATAGTTGGGAGACCTGAAGGAGATGTAAAAGCTTCAACTGTTAAACCTTTTACTTCTTCAAGTTCATCATTTTCTAAATAAAGCTTTAGCTTTGAATTATTTCCAGAAACTTTGATTAATACAGTACCATTATCATTGAAGTTAAATGAACCAAAGTCAATTTCTAAAATATATTTATCATTTAGTTGTAATTTTTTATCACTTATTTTATTAAATGATGCGCCTAAAAATCTGATAGCAAATGAGACTGTGTAAGACAATTTTTTATTTAAATTTAAAATAAAAGATTTCTCATTTGATGTTACTTGTGCAGTAATATCTTTTCTTACATTTAGCACTAAGTTATTATCATTTTTCTCAACAACGAAATCACTAGGAGCTGAAATAAACTCTAATGTTAAAGTTTCTTCTCCCAATAAAAAAGATACAACTGAATTTGATAAAAAATTTAAGTTCATTTTATTACTCTGAAACTAATAAGTCTCCATTTTGTAATACAGCCAAGCCTTTAGGATGCAATAATAGATTATTGTTGTTCCAAGATTTAATGACTTTATTTGATGAATTAACTCTCAATAGTTTAGAATTCTTACCACTTGTGTAAATATCATCAACAATCACGTAATACTCGCCTGATTTTTCAGAAGGTAATGCATAAACACAATCGCCATCTTGAGGCAATGTCGTTATAGGAAAGTCTTTACTATTTGTTCTTTTAATAATTATGACTTGACCCTTATCTGTTGATGACTTAGAAGGAACGGCGCACAAGACATTATTGTTGCTTAGAACAAAGGCAGAACCAAGTGAGCCTTCGATATAAGAAACTAAACTAGAAGATATTGTCCAAAGCAAAGTACTGGCTGTATCAGAATCGAAACATGCCACAGAGTTGACAAATGGTTGCGCAATCACATACTGATAAGAAGTTGTCATATTTATAGAAATAGGATTGTATATATTTGCATAATATATTGGCCCTTGACTTATAGGTAACTCGATACTTCCACTTTGAGCTGTCGTCAATCCTGTTCTTGGCGGACCTATAAGCGTAGTAGAAATACCATCACCATTATAATCAAATATTTCAGTTATGTCTCCATCAGCAAAAGCTTTAAAATCCATCTTTTTGAATGAGCTTTTTTGTGAAGCCAAATTTACGTTATCAGTTATTTCAACAGTCCCGTTAAAATTAATTCTATTTCTTAAATCAAAATATCTCAAAGATGGACTATTCAATAATGCATTTACAGAAGACTGCGTTGATTGGACTACAAAGCCTCCTGATCCATCTCCTTTACTATCTCCAGAGCCAGATTGGGATGGCGGAGTAAGAACAGAATTACCAGTATTTGATCCAGATCCACTTATATTATTTGTACTATTAGAGGTTTCGCTTGCATTATCAGCTTGGCCGTTAGAAGTAAAAGCTCCAGATAATATAATTACCTTTTTAGTTGCAGCAGCTTTCAAAACTTTATTAAACTTAGTTGTAAGTTTAAGCAAAACTGTTGATGATTTTTGTGATACTAAAGGTGTTAACAACTCTACTGATGAAACATATTGAGTTTCATTAGCTGCAATATCAAATCCATCATAAACTACTATAATGCTTGTGATATCTACGATATTTACACATTGTGAAAATGGCAAATAAATAACACCAGTGTCAGGGTTGTAATGCGCAGCTAAAACCATAAAATCTCTTTCAGATTTCTTAAGTCTTAAATTGCCTTGAATGATTCTTTTGACATTTCCATTTGATTCAAAGTGAATTATTCTATCATTAGCCGTGTCAGCATAAACTGAAGTGTTATCCCATAGAATTCTAAAATCTTTTGGTTTATAGAAACCATATGTAGTAGATTTATTAAATATTTGCCAAGGTGTGAGATATTCTTTAAGATTAAATTCTGCGTTGCTATTATCCTGACCATCTTCATAGGTACTAGTTGTGGCAGATTGATTTGCTGATATGACAGCATTTTTTTGTATATAAATCCAGTTTCCAATGTCTGAAACATTTTCTAGGATTAAAGAATTCTTATCTAGTCCACCGTCGGTATATGTAGCACCAATTGCTATGTTGTATCTTTGATATTCACTTTCAAGCCAGCCAGATTGCTCATTTTCAAAGTCATCATGATCTTTATTCCAAGTTCTGCTTTGTGTACCGCCAACTGAAGTGTAAACGATATTTAACTTTTGAAATTCAGGTGTGTTTACACCCTCAAAATCAGAGTAAAGATCGATTATTATGTCAACATACCTTCCAATATTAAACTTGGGCTCAGTTACATCTCCAGCTCCAGGTACGGTTATAGTATATGAACTTGGAGGAACAATTTCATAAGTATCACCTGACAAAGTTGCTTCAGCAGTAATGTCTAAAGCAGTCTTTGAATTCAAATCATTTTCAGTCGATGAATCTGTGATTCTAGCTGAAATTGTATATGAAGTATTTGTTGGGACCGTCACCTTATAAGCATATAAATTTAATGTCGCTGAAGAACTGCCTGTATTTAACCTAAATATATATCTTGCACTTGATGCATAAAGATATTCATTCCACAAGAACATTGCTGAAAGATAACCATTTTCTTGATCTTGTCTTTCAGCGATTACATTTGTTAACTCATCTCCATTGGCATCAACAATTAATTCTGATGATGGAGCAACTAATTTTAATACTGGAGAGGCGTTACCGTCCCATTTTTCACCAGTAGCATCATTAGTTGTAATATAGAATGCAAATCCAACAATATTTACTCTGTTTGATGGAAGTTCTATAAGTTCTGACAAATCAACATTTACAAAAATATCAGTATCATAAGAATCTGTGCCATTTGTAAAAATCTTCTTGAATACACTTCTTTTAATTTCTAAAGTTTGTACTGTAGCATTTGCCCTGTCTTCAATAGTTTCGGAAACGAGAGTAGTATCTTTTATTCTATTATCAGCAGTATCTACAAGTAATGTCATATAAATACTGCAAGCAGAATCTGTTTCTGACAAATTTATTCCAAGACCAATATGAGTTACATTACTCCAGTCTCTTTTAGCTGTTGGGATAGTAAAAACTGTGTATTGAGTATCAGTGTATGTATCATCAGTATTTCTTAACTTTTTAGTAAAGTAATTCCATCCATAAGCAGCATTTTCAAAATCAGGGCCAGCTGCATTAGATAGTATTGAAAAATTTAAAGGAGTATCAATAGTAAAATTACCATCGACAGAATCTGCTGAAGTGCCATTGATTTTGACATTTTCATCGGCATATAAACCCAAATCTTTTCCAGTTATGTAGTCATACATTGTTTGGAAATGAGTTTTGGTGTCATAAGTCACTGAAAAAGCAGTGTTTGAATCAGAAGCAGCAGCTTCGATAAAATTTACTGCTGGATCGTATCCAGAACCAACAGTGTCATAAACATTAGCTTCGGTAACATAAACAGGAAGGTCTAAATCTCTAAAAGTTACAGTTGTATCAGTAGATCTATTTGGATAGATTGCCGGTATGTAAAATAAAGAATTAATTTGACTTGAGTCTGAATCTTCAGCAAACTGTTTTTTCATAGTTAAAACTATTTGAAGCCTATTTGCCATAGATAAATCAGATAGCCTGTATGAACTATCTGGTAATGTTAACGCACCTAACAGAGAGTCAATTTGTGAGTGAGTTAATGTGCCTATATTTGTAAGATTTTTGTGATCTATAGTAGGTAATCTTTCAGCATCTAATGTACCTTTGGTTACTGTAGATATATCAAGATTTTCAATATATTCTCCAGATAATTTACCTTGAACATGACTACCAAGATTTATAGGGCTTGGGTTGTTTGAACCACCAATATGCTTATGTTGATTAATTATATTTGAAAGCGAAGCAAATAAACTTATTCTTGTTCTGCCAGTGGTGAATGGAACAATAGTGGTGGTTGCACCAAATGTTATTATGACACCACCTAAAGAAATGTAATTATCAGGATCATCTATTTGAAATAAAGAAGTGATAAAATCGACTTCTTTTGTTACTGGTGTATTATCGTTTGCGATAGCATAAGCCCAAACAGTAACACTTGTAACTCCTGTTGGAAGAATTGGTAAAGCTACATCGACATATGCAGTTGTTTCAGCAGATTTCCAAGAAACAAAACCTTTTCCACTTGATACTCTTATATTTTGAAAATCATTTGGAATTACACTTATTACCCATGAGGCATAATTGTTTGTCTCGTCTTCAATAATTCCATTTCCAAAAATTTGATAAAGAGAATATGTCTGCGTATCAATTGCTCTGAAACGTAATTCGTCGAGATCAAGATTTTCTGATAAGTCTTGGTTTGGTTCTAAATATCCCAAACCATATATAGGTGTTTTTCCCATTATCTATCTGGCTGCTCTTTTGATGTTACTTTTGCTACACCCCATCTTGATATTCCCCAGGTTAAAGATTCATTGTCTGGGTCCAATCTGTCTCTCTGAGATGGGGCAACTCCTAATGTAAGAGCAAGAGTAGATTGTGTATTTAAAAGGGTGTCCCTTTTACTATTAGAATCTTGAATCTGTTTTCTGATAACATCCGATAAGCTAAAAAATTCTGGCATAAGGACACCTCTTAATAAATTATTTTACTAGCTCGACTGCTTGTGCACCTGTAACGGATGCAATTATTGTGTTATCCTTCTTGTTACACTGGTAGCGAACTGTCTTATAAATATAAGCATCGGTGGCTCTAGCATTTTCTTTCATCATTGATTTGATGATAAAAGAACCGTGATTGTTTAATGGCCTTTTTACATAACAATCAAAAGAAATGTTATAGATTGGATTTTTGTGAGTATTAATAACATTTGTTAAATATGTATTTACTGAAAGCCAATCAGGAAACGCTTCGCCCAGGTTATAATAATATTTCTTATCATATCCAACATAGCCCTTAACATTAAAATCTCCACTGATTATAGAATCTTTGGCTGCGACCTGAGAATATGAACGCCAAGATGATATAAAGCCTTCATAACCACTTCCCCTAACCTCAAATGAGCGGAAAAAATTTCCATTTTCTGTAGAAACTGTAAATGGACCTGATAATAATCCATGCCAATCTTCTAAATTTTCTTTAAAATAAATATCCCTAGTATTAGCATCGGCTAAATCAACGCCGAATAATTTTAACTCATCACGATATTTACTTGCATATCTCCAATCCATTTCAAACACTTGCTTAGAATAATCAAATCTTAAGAATGGCATCTCAGACTGTTTGGTCATGAATTCATCTAGTAGTTCTTGTATCTTGCTTATGATTGTAGTTCCTTGAAAGCACTGTACTTGTTTTCCTTCTAATTGGGTATTAGCTATGTTTGCGTTAATGCTTTTCAAATATCCTGGGTTTTCATATAGCCTGAAGTATGGATAAAAACCTGAATGTTCAAAACATCTATAAATAGCATTTTTTATTTTTGAACCTGAAAAAAGTACATAGTTTTGAAATCTAGTGGTTTCAAGAACCACTTTGCCAACATCAGAACAATTTAATGTTGTAACAGAGCCTGAAGCACTTCTTTGAGTACTTGTGGTCATGATAAAACCTTGAAAAAAAATACTCAGCTCATCATTGTAACCAGCCGACAATTCAATTACTATCATGTTTTTCTCAATGAGACTTAAGATATTCATTCCATTATATTTTGTGTCTTGAGAATAACCAGCATCAAAATTTTTAAGTGTCACTGAGGCGGTGGAAAATATTAATCTAGATTCTCCATTTTCATAAGTAACATCCCATGATTCAATATACTCAGAAATATCATATGCAGGAAGTTTATTTTGATCTTGCCCGCCTATCGGTATCAACAAGCTGTTATCAGGAGCTGCGGTATAAGTAGGCTTTCCTTTTTTGTCTATAAGATTATTTTCAACTTTAGTTAAAATAGGACCACCAATTACAGAGTTAAATTTTACTTGTCCGTAGCCATCATTTATATAAGAGTTTACAAATTCCAGTTGATTATTCCCACTTCTAGCATCAGGATAATATGAGATACCATTGTATTTGACATTTTTATATCCATCATAAGGAATAAGCTCATAAGTTGGTGAGGTTGATTCATTGGAGAATGTAACGTGTGGTGTATGATCATCATATCTTGTGTCAAAATTGTTGAAAGCAAGTGGGCCATACTGAATATTACATGAAGCATAATTACACTGTATTGTAATTGTTGCATCTGATGGTAAAAAATTTATATATTTATTTTTTGCTGAATCAGAATTTTTTTGTTGTGATGGCGGGGCTAAAGCATCCCAATTATTTGGAGAAGATCCAATCAAAACAATATCTTTCAAAAAATGCATATACAAATTAAATTGTTGTGTTTTGATTTCGTCATTATCATTAGTAAATGATCTATTAAATCTTTGTTTTAATTTTTGACCTGAAACAGTAATTAAATAAAATTCAATGTTTCCAGCAGTAATTTCATATTGAAAGGCTGTATTGTTGTATTTTTTTGAGGCATATCCTATTGTAACTATTATTTTTGATTCTTTGCCATTTACATTACTTGGCATAAAAGATGAGTTTATTGTTAAGTGAAAGCTATTGTTTTCTCCACCTTTCTCAGTAACCTTTTGTGGCACTATTGTGCTTGTTTTATTCCCATTAGCATCAGTTGAGTTTTTAACTGCATACAAGGTGCTATCATTATCATAAATTACATCTTTACTTAAGGGAAATATTCTTTTTACTGTAGACTCTGTAGCAGTAGAATTTACTTGAATAATTGACTCTCCATTACTATCTGACAAATGTTGGATATCAGGTTCACCATTTGCTGGATTTGTAATTTGCCCTCTGTATTTGCTGCTGTCTGTAGTTATAAGATTTCCTTTTGAATCAACAAGAGCCCAAATATTATAAGTTGTTAAAACTTGACTAGCTCCAAAAGGGTTGTTAGTTTTATAAGGCATAAACGGCACTGATGTATTAGGATTGACAGGAGTTGTTTGCTGGGATTCTGCCGATGGAGAACCAGATCCAACAAAGTTTGGAGAATATTGCTCCGTTGGGCCTTTAAGTAGATTATACTTTGGATGAGCTTGCCCTGGTTCAATACTGCCGTAAGCAAAAGTACATCTAGGTGCGCCAATTTGTTGATTGACTGGTGGTAAATGTCCGTTCGATAAAGGATTAGCTTGTGCAAAAAACGATGGCGTTGTGTTATATTTTTTTCCACCCAATGTAACTGAGCGATCTTGTTGTGTATTTTTGTTAATTGGGTTGTTATTTTCTGGATCTTTGTTTGAAGAGTTAAGAGTGTAATATCCTGCTGCAATAGGAGGGGTTTCATTGTACAAAATGTAAAGTTTTGCCTTTACTTGAAGTTCTCTTGTCTTATCTACTATCATTGTGAAAACACCTCATAAACCACTTTGTCATATACCTGTATGTAGGGATTAATAGTTTTAGAAACAATTTTGTTATTAGTGTCTTTATACCAAGCAATGAGAAATTGATTATTCTTCTTTGATGTTAAAGATAAACCTAATCTTTGTTGAGGAATATCACCATTATCATTTGCATCTATATTATTTAAAACAACTTGGCCAGCTTGATCTAAATCATAAATAAATGAGTTGTTTGCTTTATCAGGGATAAAATTTCCAGCAACAAGTTGTAGTTTTGGCATTAAATCCACTGAGGAATCAGTGTAAGAAGAAAAATTTAAATAAAATATTTTACTATTACACCAAAAAGCAAGATGAATAATTCTATTTACTTCATCGTATATTGATATCAAACCTGAAATTGTTATAGAACTAGAACTGCTTCCCAAGATAGTATTCAAATCAATTACTGTTCGTTCCTTAGATAGTTGTAAACCATCTAAAATTTTAAATTGAATTGCTCTTCCCCCCTGAGCTACATAAAAAATAATGAACCTATTTCTATCAAATCCAACAATATTGGAAAAAGTTTGCGCTATAGGATCTGAATTTGTTGTTTGTAAATTTTTAAAATTAGGGTAATTTTCTTCTGATAATTCTGTTGGTACTGGACCAGCTATCAAATAAGTGCTTACTCCTGGGTTTCCTGTAGAAGCGGAAAAAGCTTGAGTAGTTTTCATAATCAGGCTTCCTCCATCTTCATACCCAATAGCAAAAATTGTATTTCTAGTCTGATCCATAATTGCTGAAGTGAATGTTAAATTGTTAAACAATTGCTTTTGAACAGCAAATCCTTCATTAGATTGAAAGAAATCCGTTCCCGGAAGCTGCCAAGATTGCTGGCTATCCCCAAAAGTATTTACAGCTGCTGAAGAAAATACTCCAGTGTTATCAGATGATTCTCCAAGAAGATAGGAAAAATTTGCATTTGATGCAGAGTTATCAACTGGAGAAAAGTTAATTAAAAGAGGGTTTCTACCTTTGAATGGAGTTTCTGCGTTACTATTAAAGTCACCAGTTTTTGGATAGGACTTGACATTATAAGATTCATAAGTTCCTGAATAACCACTAGTTGAAACAATATCAACCTCTCCACCTTCACCAGCATCTGCTCTGTTGCTATTATATGCAACGACCATCTTCCCACCTAACTTTGTTGTCGTTACACTAACTGAATCTTCTGCAGCTTGAGCTCCACCAAGTACTGATCTAAATAAAATTTTTGCACTGCTTGATCCTGTGAAAGATGAATTAAATTTTACTTCAGAGTTTTCTGGCATGCTTACAAACCAAGTTGGGCTATACAGAGTGCCCGACACTTTGAATGGATTTGTGTTTGTAACTGTCTTTGTGCCTAATGATTCTTCTGAGGCTATAAAGAAGAATTGACCATCAATATCAGGATCATTACCCAAAACTTTGACTGGAGCTATGGGTAAATCTTCATTAAATCCTGGAGCTCCAGAAGCATCGTCATTTGCTACTATATTCAAATATTCTAATGTGTGTTTGGTAATGCTGACAGATTCGAACTTAAATCCAGGCTTTAATCCTTCTTTTGAAGCAGTAGATGTTAATTCGCTGTAAGTGTATTTGCCTGAAGAGTATGGGTATAAACTGATTCTTAAAACAAACTGAGTTTCTACTGATTCTATATTAAAAGGAATATTAATTGTTGGTGAATATGTAATTTCTTCTTTGTCTGTAAGCAATGGTGATTTGAACAATCTTGAGAGAACCTTGCCATTACTACTAATCATTAGCCCTTGAATCTGTAAATCAAATCCCAAGTCTTTATCAACATTTTTTCTATTTAATTTTATTGTCCAAGTCCCAGTATTAACTCTGCCATTAGATAAAAGTTGACCATCAGTAACAAAGTCAACATTTATTAACGCAGAAGAACTTGTTGGTTGTGAAGTTTTTTTCAATAAGTTAAAAACTTGCTCAGTCATCAATACATTTATTTTTCCAGCTTGTGATGTAGGATTGATAACCAGCAAATCTTTGAATGCATTTTCAACTGATGAAGTAACTGTAGCTGAAGAAAACTTTTGACTGTACTGTATATATCCGCTAATTTCTGGTGCTTTTTTATTTCCTACTTGTAGATTGGTCAAGCTTAACGGTGTTTTGATAGCTGTAAAAGTAGCGCTTGTAAATATAGAAGAATCAAAAGACCTCATAGGATATAAAGTATGAGAAATGTTTTGAAAAATATTCGACTCAATGCCGGAAACTTCAGAACTTGCAGAAAAACTTATAGTCGGAAATTTTGTAAACTTGGTTCCATCAGTTGAGTTAGTTTTTATAAATACTTCTACTGCTAATACAGCTGATGTAAAATCAAGACCAGTAAATGTAAGCTTCTTTTGTTCATTGATAAATCTTGCAATTTCAAGAGTTTGAGAGTTTTCATCTAATGGTGGAGAAACTAACAAATCAAGAAAAGAACTTGGCTTTTCTCTTGTTACAGTAGTTTTTCCATCAACTACTTTGAAAATAAATTCAGTTTTCTCTCTGTAACTTCTAACAGCCTCAGCATCCGAAGTATTTACATCAACTGGAACAAACCAATATCTAAAATACACATGACTAACGGAATTACTGGCTGTAGCATCAGAATCTTTAAAGCTAACATTACCGTCAAAAGCTGTCTTGAATGTTCCTTTTGTAAAAGTTACACCTGAGTTAATAGGTAAAGGATATTTTTCGTCTGTTGCAATGAAAATTCCCAAAGATGTATCAACAATGTCTTTATCATTACTTTTTCCTGCACCTGATAAAGTCACGGATTGTTTTTTAGAATATAATGCAAACTCAGTAAGTTTTTTGATGCCAGAACTTAAACTTGTTCCATCAAAAACATATCTAGCATGTCTTCTACCAACTCCAACATTTAATAATGTAACAAAAAAAGTACCTTCACCACCAAAATTTCCTAATGCGGCTGCAGAACCAGAGTCGATTGGTGAAGCAGCACAAAAGAATCTTAAGTCTACACTATGAGAAAAACCTGGACTCTGAATTCTATTATCTGGATTAAATACTTTTACATTGATAGTGGGTCTTGTATCTGAAGAAGATGGCACCTTAAATGTTGATGAAGAAGTGTTTGATGTATCAACTTCACAATCAACTAGAACTGCATAACTTAAAATGATAGATGGTAAATTTCTGTCATCAATATTACAAGCATTTACTGCCTCATAAATTGAAAACTTTTTTATATCAAGTTTTAAAGATTTGATTTTTTTATTAGGAATTAACTTTATTTCTTTAGCTTGTGGATAGTTTGAAGCAGCTAAACCAGAAGCTATTGTTTCCTCAAACCTTAACTCTTTTGTAGTAAATGAAATGCCTGTTGATAAACCTGTGAGAGGCAAAAGTTTAGCTGCTTTGTCACCAGTTTTAGATGTATACACTTTGCCATCTAAAAGAACATCTAAATATAAATACTTACTTAAATCAACCTTCCCATAGTTACCAGACTCTATATTCTTTTTATCTTCTTCATCAGTAACAGTATCTAAAAATGTTGTGTCCTTGGGATCAACCACAAATGAATACTCTATTTTAATTGAGGCTATTCTTTTAGATGAAGGAATAGTAATTGCATAACTTAAAAGTTCTTCAACTGTATCTCCGTCTAGTTTATTTGTAATGTCAATATAATCTGATGGAGGTAAAGAAATATAGTTAGATGGGTTTTGAAGTGGCCTGAATACATTTTGAATTGGAAAATACTCTTGACCTGTTGAATAAGATCCAGTGACTTTAACTTTTGTTCTTGATGAGTTGTTATTATCTACATCAGGTACAGCATTAAAAAACCTACCTCTTCCGATTCTAGCTTGATAAAATCCTTGAGCGATAGCGTTTCCATTCGCATTAGTTTTTGGAGACCATGTGTATCCAAAAATAGGTGGAATGAATGAAGGGTTTGAGTAGGCTTCTCCAGGCATATTATGAGTTTAGGAATTTAATAAATAAATCCTGCATCTCCTTTTTCATCTTTTCTTCGCTCTTTTGAATATCGACTCTGGATTTCTTTTCGTATATTTCTGTTACTTCACTTAAAATCTTGTGTTTTAAAATAATAATGTCTTCTTCTGTAACACTGAATGTTTTAAGCTTTTCTTCTATTCTAGTAAATACAAGTTCAGTTATTTCTCTATAATCAACTCTTTCTTCAGTTTCTTTGGTTGTTGTATTCAGGCCTGGTTGTGGAGTATTGTATGTATTATAAACACTCTTATTCTCAGTATTATAAACATCACCAGAGTTGTAATTAAATTCTGATTTATTAAAGTTTTCTGTTTTTGAGTTTTGATTTACGGTTGTATTTTCTTGATTATAAATATTTTCTTGGTTTGTTGATTCCGTATGATTATTTACTTGTTCAACAATTTTATTTACTTCCTCTTGGACAAACTTATTCCAAACCTTTTCTATTCTTAAATTTGAAATCTGTACATCTTCATTTTCATCAATTTGTTTTACTACGGTAATATTTCTGAAATCATTATTTGTATTATTAGTTTCAGAAATATTTACAGCTTCGTTTGTACTTACTTTATTAAATCCATCGGGCAAACTTGCTTCAATCTTGTTCGTTACTTCGTCATATACTTGAATGCTTGATTTTTGATATGTGGATTGATTTTCAAAGTTTAAAGTTATGTTTTCAATTCTTTCTACTTCGTTTTTAACTTCATTATTTACAGAGGCTTTAATTTCGTTTAATGATTGCTGATTTTTACTTATAAACTGCGAAAATAAATTAACTTGATTATTTGTTGTTTTCTCTTCTAATAAATCTCTGACTGTAGATGAGCCTTTTTCAAGTTCATACGCAACAGATTCACTAAATAATTTTCTTACAATATTTGAGTTTATGATGTTTTGGATTTGCTGAGTAACTGTCTGACTTGATAAGAAGTTTTTTATAACTTCTTCATAGTTTTCGGTATTGACATTTGTGCCATCTAAAACTTGCTTTAAATTTTCTACTATCTCATTATTTAAGATGTTCGTGTTTTCGCTTGATGAATAAGCCTGATAGGTATTTAAACTTGAAATGTCAAAGCTGTTTTCTTTGATATATTTATTTAAATTTTCTACTATTTGATTATTTATTACATTCTTATTTTCGATATTTGATAATCTTTGGTCAATATTCAAGTTTGCAATATTTAAATTGTTATCTTTAATAAAATTATTTATTTTTTCTATATTTTCACTATTAAAGATATTTTTGATTATTGTTTTGGCTTCTTCTGAATTGATAGTATTTTCTTGAATAGCAGTCAAGCTTCTCTGTATGGATACTAAGTCTGAAATATCATAGTTATTTTTTTCTATTACTTGGTTGACATTTTCTACGACATCATCATTAAAGATGCTTTGACTTTGATTTGTTGAAAAGTTTTGATTTGTATTTAAAGTCGAAACATAAAAATTACTTTCCTTTACAATATTATTTATTTTTTCTATAACTTCATTGTTGATGATATTTTGTACATCTTGGTCATTTTCTACATTAACATTTTGCTCTATTACGGCAAGCAAATTTTTCTGCACTGACATTAAGTCTGTAATATTGTAGTTATTTTTTTCTAGAATTTGATTTACATTTTCAACAACATCATTATTTACAATATTCTGACTTTCAATTGTTGAAAAGTTTTGATTTGTATTCAATCTTAAAACATTGAAAAAACTTTCTTTGACAATATTGTTTATTTTTTCTATAACTTCTTTGTTAATAATGTTTTGATTTATTTCTAAATTATTTTCAGCATTAATATTTTTTCCTTCAATAGCCATCAAATTTCTCTGTACGGATATCAAGTCAGAAATACTGTAGTTATTTTTTTCTAGAATTTGATTAACATTTTCAATAACATCATTATTTACAATATTTTGATTAAGACTGATGTTTTCATTAATGGTATTTGTAAGCAATTTAGAGACATCATAATTTTGGACTGCAGAAGTCATGGATTTAATGACCTCTTGATTATATGTGTTTATTTGCTGATTGATATTATTTATATTGAATGAATTTAATACATCATTTAGATACACTTCTTGTTTAGTCAAAGTATTATTAATGGATGATGAAATTATGCTATTTATTTCTTGATTTGTAGCAAACTCAGAAATATTTAGTTGTTCAATATTTGTAATGATATTTTTGATTAAAGTATCATTAACATTATTTATTTGTTTTTGTATTGATTCATATAAAGCATTGTCAACTTTTTGCATTAATATGTTTTCAGTAAAGTTGTTGTCATTCAAAATATTTTTAGTAACAGATTCAATAATTTCTGAATAAAATGTACTTTGATTTAGGATATTAGAAATGGTTGTGTTTTCTGAAAAATTAAATCTATTTTTATTTTCAGATAGTGTGTTTGATAATTGTTCTATTGATGTGGCAGAGTTTATCGTACTTAAATTCTCAACAGTTAAGTATTCTGGCTTGACCACGGATATGAAATCATTTAAAATATTTTTAGCATCATTCAAAATTATGGTTTTTTGATTATTTGAATACTTATTGATTTCATCTGCTGAATTTACATTTGAAATTTGAGTTCTAAAATTATTAATTGAATCAACAAAAGATTTATTTATTATCAAATTCTCAATATTATTTTTTAAAGAATTTTGAATTATTGAATCCAAATTTGTATTGTTCAGATTATATGGAGTGTTCAAAACATCAATCTTCGTACTTTCATTTTTCAAGAAAGATTGAGCATGTTTGATTTCACTTACAAAAACACTATCTTGATATACATTTTCAAGCTCAGTCAAATAGTTTTTTATATCGCTTGTTTTAATTTCAACTGAATTAGAGCTTTGAATTATATTACTGATTTGCTGACTATTAATATCATTTTTATTAATAATGGCTAAAACCTGAGATGAAATATTATTAAATATTTGATTCTTGATATCATTTTTTATTTCTTCAGAAAGAGTGTTGTTATTGCTTGATAAAATATTGTTTAAATTTTCAATAAAATCATTGTTTTCAAGCTTAAAACTATTAGTTTGTTCAGTCAATAAATTGTTTTCTAAATCTGAAAAACTGGAGTTATTATTTATAAATGTTGAGAGAGTATTCAATATACTTTCTTTAGATTCATTGCTTGAAATACTGGAGTATAATGTTTCTACAGCTTGGTTAAGCTTTGTTACATTTTCATTTATTAATTGATTTAAAATAAGGGCAGATTTGTTTTCAAACTTATTAGAAATTGAATTAATGATTTGGTTAAAAGTTTCTGGAGAATAGCTATTTTGGTTAGAGATAAAACTTTTTAACTCTTCAGTAAAATTAGTATTATTTACAAAGTTTTGATTACTCTTGTTTTCAGTCAAGTATGTTTTTAAATCACTGATGAACTGAGCATTTTCCTGAGAGTTTACTTGGCTGATGTATTGCTTAATTTCACTCAAAATGCCAAAGCTAGATGTGCTTGTAGTGTTGTTTATAATTTCTTTTATATCTTGAAATGTTACATAATCAGAATAAACTGGTTGATTAATTAAGTTCAAAATTTGTTGCAAAGAATAATCAGCAAGCACAGAGTTGTTTTTGAGAAGATAGTTTTTTACTTGATCTTCTAAGATATTTGTAGATGTAATAAGTTGAAATGTATTGTTATAAAGTTCGGGCTTTTTGGCATCTTGTATGGTGTTTTGAATATAAGATAATGCCTTGTTAGATACACTTGAACTATTAAAGGTAGACACAGCTTCTTCAATTAAGTTTAATATTTGTTGAGATGAAACTACGGTGGAGCTTTGATTTACTTCTAAAATTGTTTCAAATGTAGTGTTTACAAAATTATTTAGCTCAGAAGTGATTTGATTTTTCATGTTGACCAAATCAGTGTATATCTTTGCTTCTTGAATAAATTTATTTGATTCTTCATTAAAGCTTTGTGAGTTAAAGTTATTGATTAAATTTTTAATCTCTGTCAAAGTTTCAAGACTAGTGCTTGAAGAAAGAAGATCAAAGGTGCTTAAGTTTTCTACAATTTCAGAGCTATAAGAATTTTGATTTGTTTTTACACTACTCAAAGAAGACGCAAAACTATTTTCAGTATTATTTAAAAAGTTTTCGATACTAGTTTGGATTAGATTAAAGTTCTGCAATCTATTATCAGCGTTATTAGTTAAAAATCTGTCATTGATTATTTTTATATTAGAAATCAATGTAGATATGTTTTTATTGTCTGAATATGTATTGACTTCTGAAAGGTTATGAACAATATTAGTTAAGACATTATGTAAGTTTTGATTAACTAAATTCTTAACGGAATTAGCATATCTTGTTTCATTCAAGACATTGACACTTTTAGAATTGTATTGTGAGATATTATTTTCTAGTAAATCATTCAAATAAGATATTAGCTGAGTATTGCTAGAGTTTTCAGATTTATTCAAAACATCACTAAACTCAGATTTAAATTCATTAATATCTTGAGATCTATAAACATTTTCGATTGATGTTTTAAGTTCAGTAAAGCCAAAACTATTTACAGTATTATTTATTTCTGTATTTAAAGTTTGTGCCAGTTCATTTTTGACTTGCTTGACTAAAGAATTTTGGATTACATCTTGATTTGAATAACTTTGTACTACTGATGATAAAGAATTCAAAATTTCACTTTTGATAGTTTCAACAATGGTAGAAGAAACTATATTTGAATATTTATCATTAGAAAAGTATTGCAAGCTATCTATGACTTGAGAATTATTTTCAGTGCGGTTATTAGAAACAAAATCATTTATTATTGAATTAACTTGCTCAACGTTGATACTTGTTGTGACTGAACTTAACAAGTTGTTAAATGTTTCTTGATCTACACTACTTGATAAGTAAGAATACAAGAAGCCATATAACTCTTGCTTGAAAGTTGACAAAGATGATTCATTTCTGACATTCATACTATTAATTTGTTTGTTGAATGTTTCTTTGATTTCAGAAATGTTTGTTTGATTTACTTGACTTGAAAGAGCATTTATTGAAGAAGTTGATAGGGTTTTGTAATCTTGATATGTGTTTGCTAACTCCACAACTTTAGTTAAAACATTATCATTGTTCACTTCTGAAATTATTTTTTCGATTTCAGATTGTTTGGTGTCATAAATATTCTTAATATCAGATATTAATAAGTTAATATTTTCAATAGTATTTAGCTGAGAAGATGAATCTTGTTGCAAATTTGTGAGTTGGTTTTGTAGATTTAAATTAAAGTTATTAATAAAATTAGTTACTAAATTTTCAGTAAATTCATTTTCATTTTTTGAAAAATACTCACTGATAACTTTAGAAACCGATACATCCAAATTTTGAATGTTATTGGATGTATCAATCACATTCAATATAGAATTTTGCAAGCTTGATATATTTTCTTCTGAATATGTTGAGAAGAATTGATTTACGGATGATGAAATATTATTTTTGAACTCTCTTTTATTCTGTTCTAAAAATACATTAATGTCCGTAACTAGTTTTTTTACATTAATATTATTTCTTGATAATAATTTTTGTTCAGTCTTTTGGTCAACTATTTCTGCAAAAGAACTACTTACAAAAGAGTTAAAATCGATGGTGTTTATGTACTGTGAAATTTTGGGTGTGACGACAGGTTTTTTAACTTCAATATTTGTGATATTAACTGGATTTTGGTTGGTAATTTGTTTTACATTATTGGTAAACGTAGGACCAGTAGTTTCAACTTCCGTCACTTCATTTTTAGTGATGTCGGTTAACTCTGTATTTGCTTGAGTGTTATTATTAACTTGATTATATGTTGTTAATATCTTAGGCTTACCAATAACAATAGGGCTTGAATTTTGAACTATTGTATTAGTTTTTGTTTCAAGTTTTTTTACTTCTATTGGTGTAATTGAGCTTGTGTATTTTTCTGCCCTAATCTCTTGATTGACTATATTATTTTGAATTTCTCTAGCTTCAACTGGGTTTAAAATATTAATAAGCTCAAGTGCTTCAGGAGCAATAGCGGCTTCTCTTGTTGTTGAAGATAGCTTATTTACGACGAACTTATTATTTACTTGAACCTTATCTATATCTTCAATAGTTTTATGTTTTGCTAGAGGTTCAGGCAAAAATGTATTTGTAGTCTCGGTATTGCTATATGATAAAAAGACAGGGTCAGGCGGACGATAACCACTATACTCAGATTTATTCATAGGTGAGTATCGTCTTGAAATTTTAGAAGGGGTTTGGGTTAGAAATGACTCTTCATGTACACCTTCCATAACATCATTAGTGTTACCAGCGGTGTACTTTTCAGTAGGGAGACCTTTAGCTTAGGCAAAGGCATCAGAACTCGTTGAGACTTTGTCATAACTAACCCAGGGATCTTTATTATCCATGGGTTTTGTTATACCGTTTGTACTAGTTCAGCTTATATTTACTAGACTTATTGTGTTTGTGTTTTGGGATATCTTTAGTAAGAGTATTTCTTGTTTCTTTTGGATGTTCTAAAGCTGTTCCATATTCTGGAGAGCCTTCTGATTCTTCAAAAAGGTTATTATAATAATCTTCAATTACAGCATCTGATTCTTTAATAAACTTGGATGCTAAAACATATTTACTATTGCTATTTGATGAACGTGAAATTCCTGGACTACTCATGGCATCTGTATAAAATGATGGATCAAATTTTCCTTGTAATGCATCATTTGTTTGTTGAAATAATTTATTCTTTAAAAGCTCTTTTTCTATTTCTGAATTTTTGAGTTGACCTTCTAAAGCCATTCTTTCTTCAGGAGACGAAGCTGTTGAAAGAGCCTGTTGAAGTTTTTGTATTTTATCTTCTTGTGTTGATATTTGGCTATCCATTAACCTATTCAACTCGCCAATTCCTGCACCCAAACCATATGCAGTGCCCTTGGAAGATGCTGCCAATCCTGCTAATTCTGCAGCTAATTGACCACCACCCATGAAGCGTTCATTTCTTTGCTTCATAGTTTGTTCAACAGTTATGGCTTCAGATTTTAATTCAAAAGAATCAGCTTGTAACTTTTCAACATCAATTTGTAGCTGATGAATATTGAACTTGAGTCTAGTTTTGATCGCTTCAACTTGCTCTGGTGATCTTCCAGAAAAACTTGCTGCTGGTGTACTAATCCATGCAGTTAAAACTGATTGAACAATCTTGTTATAAGCCTTGGCTGACTTTATAGATTCTTGTGCTGAAGAAATTTTAGCTTTGACTTGCTCAGGAGATTTGTAAGGAACTAACTTTGTTTGTCCAAGCTCTTTTGCATTACCAGCTATCATGCTTGAGCCAGGTTCGCCATAAATCGAGCTTTTTATATTGTTGTATGTTTGCTTAGCCTCGTCATATCTTTTCCTAGCAATATTGAACTTTTCACCTTGTTCTTTGTTAGGAGCTAATTCTTGAATAGTTTCTGGTGCACTTAAATTTTCTGCTTGTTGAACTGCATCATTAGTGACGGGTTGATTAACATCCAGTAATGATAAATAAGACTCTGCTAATTCTATAAAAGCTGAGTTGTAAGTATTTTTAAATCCCTTTTGATTTAATATAGAATTGGCAGCTGGTCTTAAAGAATTAAATGCTGGAATATTATTTCCAGTTCTTGCATTATTTAAACGGACAATTGTGTCAATAAGTCTAGCAGCATCTGCTTGATAGTTTTTATTAAATACTCTTTGAGTATTAGTCATAGAAGCATCAAATTGTCTTTTTAACTCTGTTTCCATTTGAGTAGATGTTAATGGTACAGATGGAGCAGCAGTAACAACTCTCTATTTGTTACTAGAGCTTTTTGTAAACAAAGTATTTTTCAAGCCTCTATTAGCTGGAATTAAGTCAGCTGAAGCTTCTGTTGCGACATTATCACCCATCCAAAGATAGTAGTAAATGTTTCTAAAAAAACCAGTTAATGATGTGGTATTCCTAAATAGTGTAGTAAGAGTTTTTTCAGCAGCAGCTGCTTGTTGTCTAATTGCAATAGACTCAATAGCATTCTGAACACCTCTTGCTAAACCATGAGTAATGATTTCATTGTCAAGAATGTTTTTAGCAATTTCTGCATCTCTTTTAATTAATTCAACAGGAGCAAGTTTATGACCAGTAGCTTGGGCAATGATCTCTGTATATTCTCTCATCAACTCTGGAGTGCCAAGCAGTGCCATCATTAAACTTGTTTCAGAAACATTTCCTCTCATCGCACTGAATAAGGAATCTAAAATACCAACTCCTGGTACTTCACTTTCAAGTTTGACTGCTCTTTTTAAAACATCTTTGGCTAAAGCTAAATTCCTTGTTTTTGAATACAACATCAAAGTAGCTTCAAATACTTTTTTAAGAGGAAGAGATGAAGCAGCAGCATCATCTTTAGCTTGCCTCATGATGCTGATAATTTTATCAATGCTAATATTAGAGACTTTAGGATTTTTTTGTAATCCACCAGCGTTTTCTAATTTGAAATATTCTGGAAAATATGAGTCGAATTCTTTGGAGCTAAATCCTGAAGACATATAGGCATTCTTGAGATCTTCAATCTCATTGCCCATGATTTCTGCATCTTCAGCCCCTTGAAACTGTTCTTGTTTTGCCTTTTCTTTAAAATGTGAAACAGCATCCTCAAACATATTTTTACCAGTGTCACCACTAATAATGCCTTTGATTTTTGATAACGCTGCGGCTTCTGAAGAGCCCTCAGATACAGCACCAATAATTGGAGCTGTAATTGAATCTTCGGCGGCTATTTTCACATATTTGTATTTCATGATTTAGTTTTTTGCAAAAATTTTGTAAGTTGAAGTGGAGCAGTGAGGACACTTACCTTGCAATGCATTTCTGTTACTCTTCATAGTCACAACTTTTGGACCAGTAATAGTGACCATAGTTCTGCACTTAACACAGTACATATTGTGGGTCTTGGTAGCATCTTTAAGTTCAGTTTCGGACATTTTAAAAAATTCTCCCTATAAATAGATTTTTATATTTTTTGTACAAATACCTTTAAGGATTTTGTTTAGATGCCAAGATATGAGTACAGATGTTTGTGTGAAGGTGAAGAGCGTATCTTTACCGTCAATCTATCAATTCAAGATTACCAGCCTCAAATACCTTGTCCTTGTGGCAAATCTGAAGCTAATGCGACAAGAATTTTCTCATCATTTTCTGTTCAAACTGGTTTAACAGCTAATGAAAAGAAATTTGGCACTACAAATAAGCGAAAGCAAATGGCTGACTTTATGAAAGATCAGAAACAAGTGAGAAAACAGTCCTACGCAGCAGACACTAGAGAGGCTAAATCTAACGAAATTTGGACTGGCAAAGAAGGGCTAGACGGTATAACTCAATTACCAACTTCGAGGAAAAATTAATTATGGAAGAACCAGAATCATTCATCGTTCAAAATGTCACAATGAACTATCACTGGATTAGTGATATTCGTCTTCAATTTGACCCACTGGCAGTCATTGACTTAACTTGGGAAGATCCTAAAGTTATCAAGGCATCTAAAGATTTGAGAAATGCATTACGCCAAGGCTATTTAAGACAGATTTCTCAAGAAGAATGGGACAAAAAGCAAGAAAAGCAACTCGCTAAGGAAAAGAAAGAACTTACAAAAAACAACCCTAACGCTAGAATGCAAACTGTAGAGTCTGAAGATGGAAGAACTTTGGAAGCAGAAGTAATTGATGCTGAAAGACCTTACAAAAGAGATTCTGAAGTTACTAATGCTGGATATGCTAATGATCCTCTTTCTTACGCAGTAGCATTGGAAGTAGCGCAAACTCAAGCAGAGCTAAATGGTGATGAACTAAGTGTTGAAGATTTTGCTGAAAGAGTTAAAAGAGATCCAGGTCTTGTAGGAAGGCTTGTAAATGCTCAAACCAATGCTGTAACTTCTGGTTCTACACGTAATGGAAAGGCATACGTTGCACAAGCACCAAATAATGGATCCTCCCAAACAACAACTGCAAGTGTGAAGATGTCAAACTTTGCTCGTGATGGTTATTTAGCAGGAAGTGATGCTGAAGTATATGCAAGACCAGACAATGATTTTGGATTTGATGATACCCCAGCTATTGCAGAAGAAATTGACCTTGAATTTGATGGTGAATCTTCAGATGAAAAGGGCTCGGTAAGAAGGGTATAGAAAATTTAACCAAGACTAAAATAATTAAAGACAGTCTACACGACTGTCTTTAATTTTATGGAGCAGATATATGCCAGGGGATTTCACTAGCCAATCTTACACACAAAGCGAACTTGTTTTTTACAATAGATCTGCTGGTACAGCAGGCATTTATCTTGAGTGGGAGCGTATCACTCCAACGGGAATAAGTGTTTACAATATTTACAGAAGTGAACAATTTGATGGGGAATATAACCTTATAGATAGTGTCACCTTTCCAAAAAATGAATATGTAGACATGACTGGCAAACCTTCTTATTATTACAAGATAGAAGAAATTGGAGGTGTAGGATTTACAGTTTCTTATGCTACCAGTCAACCTATTTCAGGAGATGAGTTATTAACAAAATCAAGTTTAAGATTCGAACTTGAACATCTTTTAAATATTCCTATCTATGATGAAGAAGTAATTTTCAACGCTAATAGGACTTCAGCTTCTGTTGCTTTTCCCCATTGGAATTATGCTCCAAGACCTCAAGTAAGAATTACTGGTGCCTCTAATGAAGGCGACAGTGATGCAATGAAATTCTTATCTGAGAACACATCACTTTACACAACATTAGCTGGATCAGGAGCTGGAACAACAAGTTATCCGGATGGTTTAAAATATAAAACAGACTATATGGGTAACATCTACTTCATAAAAGATGACGACACTCCATGTTCTATTCAAAGCTACGATACAGTTATGGCTTCTTACAATATTAAAATGTTTACCAGTCAACACATGAACAGTGCTTTAAACATGGCACTTCAAGCAGTAAACTCACAACCAGGTTCAAGTAAATATCCTAATGTAGCCTCAGCGCCTTTTTATTATGAACCAGCTATTGTTATCGGAGCATCATACTATCTTTTAAGATCGCTGCTTGTTTCTTTAACTGGTAGACAAAGAAGATTGTTATTAGAAGATCCAGATAATAAGATTATTGATGATTTGAGACAATCAACTCAAATGTACAAGGAAGATTTTGAAAAACTTCTTGAAAAGCTTCCTCTTGCACGATTACCAAGAATCAGCTCTATTGTTGTACCTGAATTTAATCTCCCTGGTGGTAGATCAAGATTCTTTAGATATATTTGGAACCTTGGCACTGGTCAATAATGAATTATATTTGTGTTCAGTTCTCTAGTTTTGAACAAACCAAACTTATCTTAAATATGGTTGAAGATTTAAAGAATACAGAAATTGTAATCTTTAATGAAAGCAAAATTAGAGGACTGAAACATAAATTAAAAATACATTACCTTTCATTTAAAAAGTTTTCAGCATTTCAGAAGATATTAAAAAAAGATGACTTAATAATTTTGATAGACAACAATATTAATTATATTTTTCCTAAGTCGATATCAAATATTATTAAATTGCATAATAAAAATACATTATCAATATTTTGCCACACTCTAGGTAATAATGAAATGTATATATCTCAAGTAATGAATTTTATTCCAGACATTGTTACTAAAAATTGGAGAGAAGATTACATTGACGTTGCAGATTTAAATAAAACTTCTTTAATCTATGAAATGGCTGAAAACATCTTTTATCAGAAAGATGTTGAAGATTATAATTTTTTAAATTTCAATAAGTACAAAGTATTCAATATTAATTACAATGTTCAAGCTATTTGTATTGACCCAGTTAGCATAAAAAGAATATTTGCAAAAAGACCATATAGCTTATCAGAAATAATTTATAGATCTGTCTCAAATATAAAAGACAAATACATTGTTTCTGGCTCTTGGATTATAGAAAAATCCACACTATTAAACGAAATGTATAATAAAAGGTATTGTGGATAATTTTAAGATTGTTATTTCATCTCATATAAAATCTTATCAAAAAACAGCCACTACATTTATAAACAGCCTTACAAGAAACAATCTAAACACAAAAAATATTTTGCTAGTTGTTGGCGGTAATGAAGTAAGGTATGAATCAACCTTTTTAAACTGCCAAACTATTTTTGTTGATCATAATTCCTTCGATCACACCGGACTCATTGAAATACTAGAAGGCAACCATAAATCAGATTATTGGTTTTCTTCTCATGATACTTGCATTTCTGGTCCAAAATTTATTAATTTTTTGTCTAGCTATAATCCCAAAAAAGATTATGTTTCAATGACAGATATGGGTTGGCTTAATATGGGGCTATTTAAACATTCATATCTTGAGAGAAACAAACAATACATTCTTTCTTTAAAAAACTGTTCAAAAATCAGAGCAATTTTAAGTGAGAGAATTTTTACAAGACTAGAAGATTATGATTTCTTTATTAAGGATCATGACTGTATTAGATCTTTAGAAAATGAAAATATTTATAATGATGATAAGAAAAGAAATGTTTTATATTTTAAAGGCTTAGATTTTTATAAATATCAGAGTTATGAAGCTTTAAATATAATGAAGCCAAACTATTCTGATGGAAATGCGGATTTAATATAATGTACCTTGAGCAACTTACACCAAAAGAAACAATGTTATCTTATGGAGAGCTTGGTGTGAAAGGAAGCATGGGTTATCAAATCATTCCTTCAATCAATGGGCAAAATTATAATCATTGTATCAGTTCACATGCTAGTTCAATTGTCAAATTTGAATTAAATCGAAAATACAATTCTTTTCACTCATATATTGCTGTTAATGATTCTTCTTCTGATAATGCATTAGTAGAGTTTCAAGTTATTTGCGACGGTGAACTTAAATATATAAGTTCAAAAGTTAAGAAATTTGACAAGATAAGACCAATAAATGTTGATATATCAGGAACCAATGTCCTTGAACTAAGATGTTTCAACTTTGGCGATTATATTGCACATTCGATATGGGTTGATGCAAATATATCCAAAGAGAATATCAATCATCATATAGGACCGTTCAATAACACCTACATAGAACTAGACTTTGAAAAAAGAAAATCAAAGTATGCATCAGTTGTATTTGCAAGTGGAAATATGAGCAAGTATTTATATGCATTTTTAAAGTCGTTTCAAAAAAATTCAAATTTAAAAGACTGTGTAAATTATATTGTTATTGAGGAAGAATCATACATTATAAGAAAAATTGCGAAAATCTTCGATGCTATTGTTATCAAATCAAATCAAACAAAAAACTACCAAATAAAATCTCCAGTTGATTTAAAAGATTCTACATATACAATTTCAAAATATATTGATGCTGAATATTTTATTATTTCAGATGTAGACATTATAGTTGAAAAGGATTTGAATAATTCTTTTATTGAAGACAAAATTGGAATTTGTAGAGATTGCGAAGAAGAAAAATACTCTTTGGGAGAAGTTGTAAGCTCTGATTGGAGTGCTTATAAAGGTGATGAACATTGCTTGACACTGTTAAATTTTACCGAAGAAGAAAAAAATCATAAAGATGTTTTGAATTGTGGATTTATGACTGGAAACAAAAAAGCATTTATGATTCTTGAAGACGAGCTCAAGAAAATGCTTCCAGAAAGTCAGTTTTACCTTTGCTTTAACAATGGATCGTGGCCAAGAGAACAAGCTTTAATAAATTTGGCCTTATTACGGTCAAAAAACTATCATATTCTTGACTTTTCATACAATCAACAACTTTTATGGTTACCTCTAATAGAAAATGCTTGTTTGCATCTAAATGCTCCGGAAACTAAACAAAAATACCAATATTTAATTGAACGAGAATGCGACGATTCTTATGAAGCCTTAAATAAAAACTTATTGGAAGACTATTTACAAATTAATAAATTTAAAAACTTACTTTGTATTGGAAATCTGGATTTTGAAAATAAAATTCAAAACAATGATTGGATTGGTCTAAAAACAATATCTGGTCAAACATGCACTTTTGATTGTGTAGTTTATGATCATTTTGACGATTTATCAAACACAAAGATTAAGTTACATCTGATTAATAAAATCTTGAATGAAGGAAAAGTAGTGGTTTTGACAGCTAAAGAAAACTTAGAGATATTTAATTTACTTGAAATTGAATATGAGCTACTAGGTACTGATTTTGGAAGAGAAATATTAGTGATAGAAAAATGAAACAGTTAGCCATACAAGAATACCTAAGATCTGGAAAAACACTCACTGACTTAAAACAAGAGTATCACATAGATTCAATTGTAAATACTGAACTGGGAGTGGTTGTTTTCAATTACACACCGTTAACACCAATGGATACAGAAATTGGTAGAGAGGCAAGAGCTTTATTTCTTCAACTAAAAACCTGGTTTGTTGTTGGGAAATCTATTGGCGGTTTTTTAGATAATAACCATAAAGACTTTGAGTTGGAAAGTTTCGATTGGAATAACGCTAAGGCATATCACAAATACGATGGATGTTTAGTAGTCTTATATTATTACAAGGATAAATGGAGATTAGGAACAAGATTTTCAACAGATGGAAAATGCAATGTATTTTCTCCAAATTCGGGTGAAAGTGAAATACATTGGATTGATGTATTTAAAAATACTTTAGTGGAATATGGAATGCAATGGGAATATTTCACCAGTCTTCTTGACGAGTACAAATACTACACTTTTGAGCTTTGCACCCCTTGGAACAGAAACACAGTTATTTACCCAAATTCATTGATAAAACTACTTGCTATAGTTGATTCCAATACTTTGCTTGAACAAGACATAAACGAACCTAAATTAGAGGTTTTTGAGCCTGAATTTGAGACGGTGAATAACTTAGAAGAAGTTTATTCATTGATATCAAAAAATGATGATCCTCTTGACAATGAAGGATATGTAGTTGTTGATAAAAATTTCAATAGAGTAAAGGTTAAAAACCCGAAATATGATGCACTTAGTTTTACATCTTACACTGTAGATGACTTCGAAAGTTTAAAAAAATATTCTGTTTCTATAATGCTTGCATCGAGTACAGTTGAATACTGGTGTGTTCAATGTTCAGGACAAGAAAGTAATCCAGGTTCACCTATTAACAGGTGTGATTCAGTAGTAGGACAACCAGGCGCTCCTCCAATTATTCTTGGAGGAATTGGATGTGTAATCACTGGACCATATACAAGTTCAACAGATTGTTCAAATAACTGTATTGGATCAATAGGTAATAATCCAGAAGGGTTATCAGTCAAAACTTGCTCTACTTCATGGAATCCAAAAGCAAGTTCTGTTTTCAAAGATGAAAAGATAACTAATCTACTAAATGATTTTGTAGTATTCGTTGGATGGTTTAACAACAAGTATTTAGAATACAAAAGAACTGAAAGTGTATTAATAAAAGAATTATTAGTTTCAATTTGGTCTTATGCTTTTGATGAACTTTCAAAAGGAAAGGGTATAGGAGATATTATCAATTCTTCTTCAGAAGTAGATCAGGTTAAAGCTTTAGAGCTTTATCACTTAATTGTGACAGACAATTAAAGGTGAATTTTACAAGAATTATATAAAATTTAATTAATTCAATTAATTAATTCAATTAATTTAGTAATTACATAATTATAGTAATTCCCTTTATCATTGGGTGTAGAAAAACAGAAAATAAATGAGGGTTTGACATGAAGAACAACGTGGAGACAGTGTTAAGACATATGCAAAAAAGATTAAGCAACTACAGTCCTGAAATGGCTAGGAGAATCGCTCAGATTCAAGATGAGATGAATGGTATCAATGACATGACTTTTAGGGAGCCAGAGATGTATGGTAGTCCTATGGTCCAGAAGTTTGCAAAACCTGACTTTGATGAAGTACCATCTAATGACGGACACGCAGAGCACTCTTTTAAACTCGACATCAAAGCACCAACGGATCAATCAATCCCAAAAGGTGATTTAATGAAGGTTATCAGCGATGCTGTGTCTCAGTTAGGTGATTTTGAAGTTGTTGGCTTCTCCTATCAAAAATCAGAAAAGGAGGGAGCCAAAAAGAGGTAAGAATGTCTGAAGAAGAAATCAAATCCCTTAGGTTCTCTTTTAC